TATAGGTTATTCCAAGTGGCTTCTGAGCCACTACAGAAGGACCTAAAACGTATTGTAAACAGTTGCCCGTGGGATTGTACACACGATCAAGGTCGTGCATTCAAGCCAGTACAGGAAGCGATTAAGAGCAATAGAACTGTCCACAGTGTGGACTTATCTAATGCTACTGATTTCTTCCCCCTGGAGTTACAAGAGGTAGTTTTGCAAACTATCTACGGTGTTGGAAGCCCGTGGTTGCAGTTATTCAGGGACGTATCCCTTAGTCACTACAACTCGGAGATCGGTGCGATAAGATGGAATAGAGGTCAACCCTTAGGGTTTAACCCGAGTTTCTTCTTATTCACACTGAGTCATGGTCTCTTACTTTATGGTCTAAACAACTATAAATGGGACAATGACTTCTTCGTCGTAGGCGATGATGTTGTTATATTGAACGATACTTTGTACCGTCAATATATCAATTGTCTTCGTCTCTTGGAATGCCCCTATTCACCGGATAAGTCAATTAGTTCCAACAAACTTGCTGAGTTTGCTGGAAAGTTAATATTGCCTGACCTTGTCTTACCACAATTGAAGTGGAGGCAAGTATCAGATGATAACTTCATTGATTTAGCCAGGTTAATAGGACCTAGGATACAGGTACTCTTGTCCAAACGACAGAATAGTGTCTTGAACGTATTTGCACACGTTCCTGACTTTATTCATCCATTCGGCCTTAACTGGTCTTACCAAGGATCAAACCTTGAAAAGATGGTTAGGGAAGGAATGGAATTGTCTTTTGAACAATCTGTTCTCTCGTCACTAACGGGACTAAGTGAGTCTGTCCATCGTCAGCTTTATGCTGACTATGGATACCTCACCGATGATCTCAAGAGCATCATCATTGCTGATGATGTTCGTGATGAGATTAGGACCTTCGACGAGAAGGTCCGATCTGTATTCCTTAAGCTAGGATTTGCTCGTAAACAATACGAGTACTTCCTAGAAGGCCTTAAGGACATACCTGAGGCTCATATCGCGATGCATGAGAATGCACCTCGTTTGCTGCCTCTTGAAATAAAGCCGCCCTCGCGGGTGACTCTAGTTCAAAGGTTGTCTGGCTTCTTGAAACGCCATCACAAGGG